CTATTTGACTATAATTCGATAAATTGCTTAAATATACGCTATTTTCATATGTCGGAACATAATTTGCCGCGCCATATTTATATGAACCCGGTTCATAATAAAGTGGGTTATTAAAACTACTATCAAAAATACTAGCAATGGATAATTTACCATTTGCATCTTTTATCCACATTTGTCCAGTAGGTAGACCACCACCATCAGGTGCATATTCTCCATTTAAATAATTTTTATGATAATCAGTAATATTATCTAAATTAATACGATTCATGTTCGAATTATTTAATCCACTTAATCTATTCACACTTATATCATATGCTGCTACCTTTGTTGTAGGAGTAATTCCTGTTTGTGTTGCGTTTGAAGTAAATCCGTATGGCACTTGTTGTAATACTCCTGATGAAGGGTCTACGTAATAATTTGGATAAATAGATACTATTTGTTTAGATATAATTTGACCATGTTGGTCTACATAACTTAAATCCATACATCTACCACCATATGAAGATTTACCGATTATTTCAGGTGTGCATTTTATTATATTTCCACTCGCATCTGTGATAATTCCCTTTATGCTTGATGTGAATCCTTCTATACCCATTTTATTTTCGATGGATTTTTGTGCGAGTTTTTGTGTATTGTAAGCAAAACCTACGACTAAACTCCATATTATAATAATTATAATAACGGGTTTTAAATATTTCATCCTATAATACTATAAGACAATAAAATTGATTATGAATGTCATATAAAAATAAAAGATACAATTATATATTAGAATGATTATTCCTGTTCGCTGTTTTACTTGCAATATGGTTCTCGCGGATAAATATCGATTCTTCGTAAATGAATGTAGGCGTATTAAAATAGCCAAAGGAACAAACCCAGATAAAATTATTTATTTGACAAAAGAAAATGTGGAGAAAACGACAGAGGGTCAAGTATTAGATGATTTACGTATAACAAATGTATGTTGTAGGCGTAGTATGCTTACACACGTCGATATTGAATAACAAATATGCTTACACACGTCAATTACATAATCAATAAATATTTTTTATTTGATTATTGTAATTTTATCATATAAATATATAATGCCAAGAACACGAAAAATAAAAGGCGGCGATTGTGGATGTAATGCGAATCATGTCATAGGAACGCCACAAATGACTGGAGGTAGCGGATTTTTAAATCCATCATCTTATGGGTCGAATTCTATATCTAGCGATTCATATTACCAATACAATTCTAATATAGGAACTACAAATGACCCCCAAAGCACTGGTATCACCGGCAATTTAATTTCTGCGCGTAATTTAGCAGATATGTCATCTACAGGAGGTTCTCGTATTAAACACTTGAAGAATTCAAATAGGTCAAATGCCAGTAGATATAAAAAAGGTGGTAATAATACATCGAATGAAATCATGAATGAAAAAATGAATAACTATATGATAAATTCAACAATTAAAGGAGGTAATGCCCATACATATGATAATAATGATTTGGCTTCTTATAAATATATTACCAATACAACACCTTATATGCCTGCACAATTACGTGGTGGTAAGAAAAAATCAAAGAAAGCGAAAAAATCCAAGAAATCCAAGAAATCCAAGAATAAACGAAAGACTAAAAAAACAAAAAAAGGAGGTAATTTAGCATATAGCATATTTAACCAAATGTCTAATCCTATATCATCTTTTGGAACTACAATGGGTGCGTACAATTCAGCAAGCATTGCAACCAGTCAAGGACAATTAGGCGATTCAGCTGTATATAATCAACCGGCAAATACTGGGTATGGACCAAATAATCCGTATTTAATTTAGGCGTATATGTTATAATGGCTGCTGGATTATTGAATTTATGTACTCCTGCTTATTTTTATTTAGTAATTTCCATAATTGCAATTATTATTATGGGAATACAGAACGCTGGAAATACCAGTGTATATTGTTTAGGTGCATATGAATGTGATGTAAGTAGCGTTTCTATGATTTTTGTTATAAAAATCATTTATATTTTATTTTGGACATGGATTTTGAATCTTTTTTGCCGTGCTGGTGCTTCTTGGTTCTCATGGTTATTGGTTCTACTCCCATTTATATCCTTTTTCCTTTTGCTAGGAATTATGCTTATATCATAAATATAAATATATATTGAGAACATTTCGCAATATATATTAGAATCAGAATGAAAACGAAAAAAATACGAATAAAGAAGAGGTGTAAAACGAAAAAACAAACCGGAATATGTGGCACTATTATAAAAGAAAAAAATGGCTGGAAAACGCTTTACGTTTATGGTGACCCATTTGAGAGGGGCTTTGCCCATGGATATCTTCTATATGACGAATTGAAACGGGTTCTCAAAATATTCCCATTTGTAGTCAAAGAAGTTCTCCATACAACCATAAAAGAATATCTGAAAGTGTCCAATAGAATTATTCTCCCCATTATTAAAAAAAACGAGGAGATTTATGAAGAGATTCGCGGAATATCTGCTGGGGCGAAACATTGTGGGATAAAAATTTCTGTCGAATTTTTGGTGGCATGGAATTCTTATATGAGTTTATACGGCGAGTTTAAAAAAGGGTCAACCGAAGATGGTAATGCACCGCCATCAAATAAAAAAATGGCTGGGAATAATGAAAGATGCAGCGCATTTATCGCCACCGGTAATGCGACAAAACACAGAGATATTATTATAGGACATACTACTCATACCGATTTCGCAACTGCGTCTTTGGCGAATATTGTCCTATATGTCATTCCTACCACTGGGTATCCATTTGTCATGCAAATTAGTCCCGGATATGTAGCTAGTGTAACCGATTGGTTTATTTGTTCAACGGGCATAGTAGGCTGCGAAACTACTATTTCTGCAATTAATTATAAACCCAAATTTGGCAATCCTTTTTTCTGTAGAATCCGGAAAGCCATGCAATATGGCACTAGTCTCGACCAATATACAGAAATTATGCTGGATGATAACGCAGGGGATTACGCATGTTCATGGCAATTGGGTAATATAAATACGAATGAAATCATGCTATTTGAATTGGGATACGAAACACATTCCATCAAGAGAACACATAACGGCGTATATTATGGTATGAATTCGGCAATAGACCCAGAAATCCGATTATTAGAAACCACCGATAATGCATCTACAGATATAACAAAATCCACTGGCGCAAGAAATATCCGACTTTCTCACCTTCTCAATGAAAAATATTACGGTAAAATCGATATTCACGTAGCAAAATTGGTTCTCGCAGACCATTATGACCCCTATGAAAATAGGGTCCATATGAATTCTAGGAGTATTTGCAAACATACCGAATTAGACCCCGAACATACAAATCGCCCTGCTTTCTATCCATTTGGATGTATAGATGCGAAAATAACAAATTCGAAAATGGCTAGAAAATTATCTTTTATAGGACGCTTTGGTTCGGCTTGCGGTAGATCATTCGACGTTTCTGAACATATTAAGGCCCATCCAGATTTAAAATATTGGGCACCCGTTCTCCGCGATTTTCCATATGAATCTTATAATAAATTCGAGATAGATAAGGATGCATTTGCCCAATAAATAAAATAAAGCAAAATATCATTTTTCTATAATACAATTTCAAAACGAAGAGATTCATAGATAAATTATAATATAAAAAGTTACTTATTATATTATATATGCCTCGTAAAAATAAAGATAATACTCCATTATTAAAACCGACGCCACCACCACCAAAACAACCGACAATACAATCAAATACCCCTTCTATGATGAGCAATTTGAAGGATTCTATTTTATCTGGTTTTGGATTTGGTATGGGTTCTAGCATCGCGCATAAAGTGTCAGATAGTGTATTTTCATCGTCGTCTTCGACGACCCCTTCCCCCAACCCCAACCCCACCTTTAATCGAAAGATTGATTGTAATCAAATACAGTCGGATTTGGATAAATGTACCGAAGATTGTGCCATTATCTATAATACATACTCTAATAATTGCAATAAAATTGATACCGAAATAAAATAATATGAATACAATATATCTATCTGACTATGAACCCAGCAATTTCGAAAATATCTGAAGACCACGACGTATACCGTTTCACCCTTTCTAATATCGACCTTTCTCTAGCAAATGCATTAAGACGCACTATTTTACGTGATATTCCCACTATCGGCATAGAAGAAGAAAAAGTCAAAATACAGGTCAATACAGGCAGGCTACATAATGAAATCGTCAAACATCGTTTAGCATGTATTCCTGTGCATTCCACCGATTTAGAACAGTTACCCGAGAACTACGTTCTCGAATTGACAGCGAAGAATGATACGGAAAATATTATCTATGTGACAAGCGGCGATTTCCGTATTAAAAATAAAACGAATAATAACTATGTGACAGAAGCGGAAGTATCTCGGATATTCCCCAAAAATGAACTTACCCAATATTATTGCGATTTTATTAGACTCCGACCTAAAATAGGAGATTCTATTCCAGGCGAAGAAATCCAATTGACGGCTGAATTTTCGGTAAAATCCGCGGCAGATAATTCGATTTATAGTGTCGTATCTAAATGTTCGTATGGGAATAGCATTGACGAAGAACGCGTAGAATCAGAATGGCAAAAACAAGAAGCGAAACTCCAATCGGAAGAACTAACACACGCAGAAATCGAATTCCATAAAAAGAATTATTATCTATTGGATGCACAGAGGATTTTCAAAGAAAACAGTTTCGATTTTATCGTACAAACTGTGGGTGTAGTGTCAAATAAAGATATTATAAAAACGGCGTGTAAAATACTTATTCAAAAACTGGATGCATTGATTTTGTCCGTTGATTCGGATTTGGTCCCCATAAAAATCAGTGAGACTACGATGGAAAATTCGTTCGATATTACATTAGAGAACGAGGATTATACTTTGGGTAAAGTCCTTGAATTTATTCTATATGATAAATATTATGCGGGAGACGAGAAACTCTTGAATTTCTGTGGATTTTCGAAAACACATCCACATAATACAGATAGTATTATTCGATTGGCATATTTGATGAAAACGGATAAAAATATGGTGCGACAGAATTTACGGGTTGCTTGTATCGATGCAGCAGAAGTTTTCAAATCCTTGTATAAAATGTTTTAGAATAGAATTTTTATGAGAATGTCAAATAGAATATTTTAGTGTGTTTTTTGTTATTTTACACTTTTTACACCTTTGCACATTTAAAACGCCCATTTTATACGAATGAACCGGAGGAATACGCAATCAATGTTGAGTTTGCGTAAGCACGCCTATTGATTTTACATTTTTTATGTGTTGGATAATTTGAATATATCATCCAATGACAAAGTATTTATTATTTATAAACAAGATTTAGGCACATTTGAATTTTCAAAATGCATTGAAACAAAAATATCCATCTGTGTATTTTATACCAATTACATATCAGACCTCCGGGGCAGTAGAAATGGTTTTTAATGGATTAAAATTTATACGCAAAGTATCTAGATATAAGTAGTGTGAAAGATAACCAACGTGAGGTATGGTGTAATTTCTTGGATATGAAAAATAAAAATTTTTTGCCTTTAAAATGGGCGTTTTAAATGAGAAAAGGTGTAATATTTCAAACGCCCATTATATATATATATAATGGTTAAATACTTAAAAACTAAAAAAGGTTATTTTTACAAATTAAAAAAAAATGGCGAAAAAAAAAGGATATCGCAAGAAGAATATAATAAAAAAAATAAAACAATAAAAAATAATAAAATGATTGGTGGGGGAAGGAAAGAAATAATTGATGAATTAATAAGTAAAGAAAGATATAAAGAATGGGTTGATTTAGGTAGTAAATTTGGTTTAAGAATGGATGATTCAGATATTGTTGATTTAGAGAATGATGATTTAGAGGAAGAAGGTTTTACAAATAGACCACTCAGGTATTATAATGTTGATGATGAAGATGTATATGTATCTAAGGTCCTAAATACTTATACACCCCATAAAGATATTATTGCTGTATTTGAACCAATAATAGAACCATTAGGAGATTATGTGTTCCCAGAACGAGACCAAACATATGTGCATTCAGGGACATTTAAAATTGCAGATACAGGAGTCAATTTAACTACTTCTAATTTAATGAGTACTGTATTAACGATGATTATTGGCGAAAAAAAAATTATGGCACATTTAAACGAAAAGGTATGCACTGCCTCAGACAACCGTATCGAATCAGGTTGTGATTGCGAACCGTTTACAATAGTACATATTATTAATGGGTTAATCGATAGCCAAGAAAAAATGAGAAGTCAATCTGGTTATTATCAAAAACTTGTTTCTTATATAAGAAGAATTCGTTTAAAACCGGTTATTTATTATCGTGATAGAGAAAGTAATTCATTCAACAAAGCAATAAAAATATGTAGAATGTTGGGAGTGACAGAAGATATAGTAGAAGTGGAATATGATGATATAATTACTGTTTAATTTATTTATATTATTATATAAGTAATGCCTAATCATAAAAGCGAAGATTATAAATTATCTGCGGTTGATTATTATTTAACAGAAGACACATCACAAGAAGAAGTTTGTAAAATATTCAAATGTTCCGCACGAAGTTTAATGCGTTGGGATGACAAGTATCAATAAACTGGAAATGTGGAACGATACAACAACTGCTTTTCCTGATGGAACCACAAACGAACAAAAGATAGAGGATTTATACCAGTGAAGATTTCACTTCTGGGACGCCCCTTCGGGGCGTATTTAAATCATTACTGGTATCTGACCCTTGAAGAATAGATACGAAGTGAAATGTCCCATTCCACTTCGTATCTATTCTTCAAGGGTTTAAATGTGTAAATGTGTAAAGGTGTAAGAATCATGTTCCTGACACTGAACCGGAAGATGAAAATTAAAGAACCATATGACATGAAAAGGCATGAATTGTCAATATATATACTCATGATGAGTGAAAATCAAAAATAGGGGACACACTAATAAAATTGATTCTATATGACAATTTATTATCATATAGAAAAACCATGTTCTGTTGCTATTCTAAAAAGGCTATTCGCAATAAAGAAGACCCTCTGGGTATTAGTATACATAATAATACAGTTTTGACTGATTATAACGACGAATCCTATTTGGTAAATGTGAAATATGAAGATACTATCCCTTATGTTCATCCAATTGATAAAGGGAAGGTCATAAAAGTATATGACGGAGATACGATTACTATCGCATCGAAAATCTCACATGTCAGCGATTCGCCTATATATCGGTTTTCTGTAAGACTCCGTGGTATTGATTCGCCGGAAATAAAAAGTAAATATTCGATTGAAAAAGAATTGGCAAAGAAATCACAGAAGGCGTTATCTGACCTAATATTAGGTAAAGTAGTCTATTTGAAAGATGTTGGTATGGATAAATATGGCCGTGTCCTTGCGAATGTTTATTTCGACCAAATTAATATTAGCCAATGGATGCTACAAAATAGATATGCCGTCGAATATGATGGCGGCACTAAAAATATACCGGAAGATTGGAAGATACAAAACACTATCTAATTTCCAAAACATATAAAAATTGATTTAAATACTTTATATATAATAATTAATAATATAAAATGGATAAGCGCATTAATGAACAAATACATAATTATTTAATCCTATTTAAAGACTCTATGAAAGATAAAATCCGAGAATTAGAATTTCACGAAAAGGATAAAGTGAATGATATCCTCGAATGTATCAACGAATACGAAAAACTCGAATTCAAAAAAGAGGATTTTCATAATAAAAAACGTGTGAAAAATTCCATACCTTGCATGCATCGTTGTAATGCCAAACGTGCAAACGGAGAACAATGCACGCGTAAAAGAAAAGACGGATATGAATATTGCGGGACACATACCAAGGGTATTCCCAATGGTTCTATACAAATCGATTTGACCACGCAAAATATGCATAAAATAGAAGTTGTCGTACAAGATATTAACGGCATTGCTTATTATTTAGACCAAAATAAAAACATCTATAGGACAGAAGATATTCTATCAAATAAAGAAAATCCGCAAATTATTGCGAAATGTATAAAAAAAGAAGACGGTAGTTTTCATATAGAAAATTTCTTGGTATGAACTTATTCAATGATTTTCCTCGTAATCGATTCTTTAATCACTTCTTCTCTATGGTCCATGATAAAACTATTGAGTTCATTCGCTTTCATAAAATCGCCTTCATAATATTTTGTCAATGTATCTAATAAAATCTTCTTTGTGATTGGTTTTTTTATTTTGCGGTTTTTATATTGTATTTGACCGTCTTTTATATCGAATTCGTCTATTTGATTTGATTTCATAATATCAATTAATTTCGATGATAGTTTAGTTTTATCTGTCTTTCTTTTTTTCAATTCTTTTTGTAAAACGAGCATTTCGTTATCGATTTTTACCCATTCTTTTATTGTATGAATCAACTGTTCTTTTGTTTCTAATTTTTCTTCTTCTGTTGTTTCGATTTTATTCATATAAATTATATCTATATTTTATTTATATGAATACACTTTTATATTCTAATCGAGTAAATATACCTTATTCGGTAGCATCTAATCAAAACCCTAGACCTGTAGGATATAATGGTATGATGGCATTGTATTATAAACCGCCTGTGCGTGTGCCAATTGAACCTACACAGCCTCCGATAGAAGAACCGAAAGGCATGAAATGGGGAGAACCCGTTTGGTTCCTACTTCATACATTATCATATAAGGTAAAGGATGATATATTTCCTCAATTTAAAGATGAATTGTTTCGTATCATATATGCTATATGCACGAATTTACCATGTCCTACATGCTCTGAACATGCTAAAACATATTTAGATGGAATAAATATGAAAACAATTGATACAAAAGAGAAGCTGAAAATAATGCTTTTTACTTTTCATAATGAGGTTAATAAAAAAAAGGGGTATCCTTTTTTCTCATATGAAGATTGCGAATTGAAATATTCAAGGGCAATTACAAAGAATATTGTCGAAAATTTTATGCCACATTTTTCAGATAGAAATCGTAGTCTCAAATTAATGGCATCGGATTTTCAAAAATCCTTTATTGTGAAAATGTTGAAAGAATGGTTCCAGAAAAATGTAGGGGCTTTTGATGCTTGATTCTACCATGTGGTTTATTATTATACAGTCTTAGTAGTTAGTTATATTTTAGCCACACCAGTTTATATAGATACTTAGTTAGCTTGTTTAGCTTAATTTGGTTCTTTAGATTTTGACCCAAATGAACACTTGAATAATTGTTTCGATGGTCTAGAACATACATTCGCATTACTTCCTACATTAAAATACATCATAGAGGGTTGTCCGAAACTATCTATAATCGCCGACCATCCGACACCACACCCACCACCAATAATAAATGCCGTCAAAATAGAAAAGGGATTATAGCAATTATTATTCATATTCCAATATATGTCCGCGATTATTAATAAAGGGAAAAATATGAGTGTAGGAATATTCGTCATGGCCAAATTATGAATCGCAATGACATATACGAAATAGAAAAAGGTAAACATTAGTATGGTCTGTCCTAATGGAAGTTTCGAGAACGTGACATTATCCCCGAGTGCAATCAAATTACATACGGGATTTTTCAAATCTTTTTCTATATCGAGGTCTCCAAATTCCGGCATTACATTTCCAATAACAATCGCGAGAAAACATGTGGTAATTAAACCAATGATATATATGACACCCTTTATATCTTGATTTATAATAGAAGACATTGTAAAAAAAGATACAATTATAAATGGCGCTAAACGAAAAAATAGATATAATAGATTAATAATATTTAATTCCATGTTTATTTGATATAAACTATATAAACATTATTTGATAAAAGAATTAATATATAAAATGGGCATTCCTAGCTATTTCTCGTATATTATTAAAAATCATTCTAATATTATACGAAGTATTCGTCAATGTTCGAGATTCCAGACCCTCCTTATGGATTGTAATTCTATTGTATATGATTCATATTATGCCTTGGAAAAGGAATTTAATACCACTAAAACAAAACCACCCAGAAGAGAACAAATAGAAGAAATTCTTATTAGAAAAGTGATAGATGGTATCAAAAAACATATCGCATATATTCAACCGACAAATCTTATTTATATTGCGTTCGATGGTGTAGCACCTCTTGCTAAAATGTCTCAACAGAGAACACGTAGATATAAATCTCTTTTTACTAGTCAAATAGAGGGTGGTTCTAAATTATGGAATACTGTGGCAATTACACCCGGTACCTTGTTTTCGAAGAAATTATCTACTGCTGTTATTCACGAATTTCGTAATAAGCAAGCGCAATATGGTGTAAAGAAAATGATGGTATCATGCACGGACGAAGCAGGGGAAGGCGAACATAAATTATTCCAATATTTACGTGAGAACCCGCAACCAAGCGACGAAGTCGCCGTATATGGATTAGATAGTGACCTTATTATGCTTTCTATTTTTCATAAAATGTTTTGTAAAAATATACATATTTTCCGAGAGGCACCCGAATTCATAAAAAGTATTCGCGATATTCCAGTGCCTAGTGATAAAATATTGTTTTTGGATATTCACGAGTTCTCGACATATATGTTTGAAGAAATGGACCTAACTATCGACCTTGACCGAAGTAAAACCAATGTATATGACTATATTTTCCTTTGTTTTTTTTTAGGTAATGATTTCTTACCACATTTCCCTGCGCTTAATATAAGAACCCATGGAATACAGATTCTATTGGATACTTATAAATCCAAGGTTCTCGAAAATCCGGCTTTTTCACTAATAGATAAAAACGAAATCGTATGGGATAATGTCAAAATATTCCTATCTGACATTGCGAAAAACGAACGTAATTATATTATTCAAGAATTGAACGAACGAAAAAAATGGGATAAACGTTATTGGGCAGAAGCAACCGAAGAAGATAAAGCGAATATCATACAAAATATTCCTGTTATATATCGAGAACAAGAGAAATATATCGACCCCGCTATTTCTAAATGGGAAAACCGCTATTATCATATTCTATTTGATAACCCTTGTCATATAGATGATATTTGTAAAAATTATATCGAAGGATTAGAATGGACCTTTAAATATTATACGAGTGGATGTCCAAATTGGAGATGGAAATATCATTATTCCTACCCCCCTCTGTTATCTGATTTATTGCGATATTTGAGAACCACGGAAATACGGGAATTTATACCTGCTAATAATACAGTGCCATATAGTTCTTATCAACAATTGGCTTATGTGTTGCCGTATCAATATTTGAATCTATTGCCTATAAAATATTGCGAAATCCTTCGTACGAAATATGCTGAATATTATCCGATAAAATGGAAATTTCAATGGGCATTCTGTCGTTATTTTTGGGAAGCACATCCTATTTTGAAAGAAATGAATTTGGATAATATTAAAATGAATTAAAATGAATTTAAAGAATTCAATATTTTAATTATATTGATATGGAAATACCAAAAGTTATTGTGCAAACAAATTGGCATAAACATCCTAAATATGTTATAGATATGATAAAAGAAAAAAGTCCAGATTGGGAATATAAACATTTTATCGACGATGAAATTATTCAATTTATGAAAGAAAATCCAATAGAGGAATTTAATAATTCTATAGAAATCTTCAATTTAATAAAACAACCTCAACATAAGTCAGATTTTTTCAGATATTACTATTTATATTTATATGGTGGTGTTTATATGGACTGTGATACAATGCTTAATATAGATATCAATTTAATTGTAAATAAATTACAATTTTTTACATGCACGTCATCTATGAATAATAATAATTCTATGTTTAATGGATTTATAGGAGCAATTCCAAAACACCCAATTATTTATCAGGCATTAAAACATATTTACGAAAACTATAATAATACTCATGATGATTATTTCATTTTTTGTAAACAATTAAAAAGCATTATCGAATTTTATATTTATTATAATCCTGATTTAAAAGATTATGTAGCTATATTTCAAGAATATAGATTTATTAATATTTCTATTTATAAATTAAATAATGATGTTTTATTAACTCATTATCATAAAAATAAAATTATTCCATCAAAAAATATTTCTAAAAAGACTTCTGCTAAAAAAATTGGTGTTACATGTTGTTTTAAACCACAATTATTAGAATTATTTTCGAATGGTGCATTCCAAAATGCGTTTTATTTTACAGAAGTTTTATCAAATATTGGATATGATGTTAATATGATTGTAGATGATATTGTTTTGAAAACGTGTGATGAATCTGTTATAAAAGCAATTAATTATAACAATTTGGATATTGTTAAATATAAAAATATGTTAACTTATGATTTTGATATTGTATTTATATTTGGTTTTGATATAGATAATTCGATTATTAATATATTGAAAAATATGGGCACAAAATGTGTATATTATAATGTAGGTAATCAATATATAATAGACACAGAAACCATATTGTATAATAATAATAAAGATAGAAATTTAGATTATAACAATTATAAATATGACGAAGTATGGTTAATACCACAAATGGTTAATACAAATAAGTATTATTTTGAGCTATTATATAATTCAAAAACAATCGAAGTTCCATTTATTTGGTCGACGAAATCAGTTACGTTTTCTGTTTTAATTAATAATTTAAAAGATGAAAATGAATTGTTATATAAAAAAAAGGGTACCAAAGTTGCAATTTTTGAACCGAATCTAAGCATTATGAAATGGTGTTTATCTTCTCTATTAATATGTGAAAAATGTAATAGAACAAATAGAAATATAGAAAAAGTATTTTTAAATAATACAACTGATAAAGATAACACTAATTTTAATATGAATAAATTAAATCAAATAGTATTAAATTTAGACATAGCGAAAAGTGGTAAAGTTACAGTAGAAAGCAGATTTAATACATTACAATTTATGAAAATGAATGCAGATTTTGTTGTATCACATCAAATAGAGAATAATTTGAATTATTTATGGTTAGAATTGGCATGGATGGGTTGGCCTGTAATACATAATGGTAATTTATGTAAAGATGTTGGATATTATTATGAAGGATTTGATTTTGAAACGGGGGCAAATTTATTGAACGATGCTATTTTAAATCATGATAAAAACAAAGAAGATTATATAATAAGAAATAGAAAGGCGATTGATAGATATTTACCTTCCAATTTAGAATTACAAAAGAAATATAAAAAATTAATCGATGATATGTTTGTATAAAAGTCGAAATATGGGGATGGGGAGTATATGTGTGTGCGGGGGTATAGTGGTTCGAATTGTGATGGGGATACATATGAGGAAGGATTAAGGTCAGGATTAAGGTCATCATTTAAGGGTATAGTAGAA